CTTAGAAAACTTCGCTTCTATATTGATGAAGTTGAAAAACTTTCTGAACAATTCAAGAGCAAAGTTGCATTGAATAATCTAATGTCTGACACAGTTCAGAAATTAGAAAATGAATACGGATTACTTTTAAAATTTACCTAAGGAGAATTTAAAATGAAATTTGAAGACGCAGTTAAGATTGTTCAGAAGAATGGCTATCATCTTGTTAGAAAGACAGATAAGAAGCAAGTTTCTGAATCAAAAGAAAAAGAAATGACTCCAGAAGAAAAGCTTGCTGAAGCAAAGCGAATCGTTAATGCAAACGGTTTACGTTTTGTTAAGGAATCTAAGAAATATTCTGGCAAACATCCGGTTTTTGATTCCAAGAAATTCCAAGATTATCTCTTGAAGGAATGCGGACTCAACTGCGATGGCGATGAATGTTGCTCAACTGACCATAGAGAATGTTGTGACGATCAAGAAGTAAATATCTGCCCTGATTGCGGTGGTGAAGGTTGCGAACATTGCAACTTCCAGGGGTACATCGAATGGGAAACTGACCCGAACAATATTCCAGATAATGAAGTCTATAACGATATTGATGATTTCGATATTGAAAATGACGACGAATCTTACGAATATGGTCCTGAAGAAGCTGATGAATTCCTCGACGATATGTCAATGCAAAGCTTCAACAATATGCAACGTGGCCGTGGTCCATTATATTAATAAAAGTCAAATAAAATTTACATAAGACTGTCACTTGACAGTCTTTTTCTATATTTGTATTACGAATTATTAGAGGATAATATGAATATAATTAAAGCAAATCCAGATATGACTCCTGAAGAACAATTATCTGGTGATATGAATAATTCTATCTTTCTAGCTGGTCCTTGTCCTAGAGAAGACTATAATAATGACTGGCGAAATGAAGCATATGAAATACTTGAAAAACTGGGTTTCACTGGTAAAGTCATTACTCCCACAAATGCAGATTTCCAAAAACTTCGTGATAAGTATGGTAAGGAAGCATTGAAACAACAGACAATATGGGAATATATTGCGATGAAGAAAGCTTCTGCCATTGTTTTTTGGGTTGCAAGAGATATTAAAAAGAAATTTCCTGCATTTACCACCAATATTGAATTCGGCGATTGGTTTGATAAACCTGGAGTTTATTGCGGTTTTCCTGATTGGGCAGAAAAGAACGACTATCTCAAGTGCAGACTTGATATGAAGAAAATCAAGTATTGGAATAATCTCGAAGAACTCTTGAAACATGTTGTCAAGAAACTTGAAAAGTCTCCTACAGATATGTTCTTCACTTCTGATACACATTTCTCTCAAGAAAGAACATTGGAATTATCCAGAAGACCATTTGTTAACCTTTTTGAAATGGATTTGGAAATGATGAGTAACTGGAATAAGACTATTACAATGAACGATATTGTTTATCATGCTGGTGACTTCGGAGATGTCTCTACGATGAAAAATATCCTATCTGATTTGAATTATAAGCAGCTTATTTGGGTCATGGGTAATTATGATAGGAAGATAGAAACAGACGTTAATAAGGTCGTTTCTGAGCTAAAAAACAGGCATATAGACGTTGTATCTAAGGCTACATTTGAACATAATAAGAAAACTTATTATGTAATTCACGAACCAGATGAAGGTAAGACACATCCTCGTTATCCTGATAGTATTGTTCTTTATGGTCACATCCATGGAAGAGCATTTGCTAAGAAAAACGGATTTGACTTAGCAACTGATTATCATAGATATACACCTATTTCTATGGAACAAGTTGAATGGTTTACGAACGCGATTCAATACTGGGACCACAACGTGTTCTGTGAAAAAGCATCCATATAAAAAATAGAGGTTTTAAAACCTCTATTTTTATTTTATGTAAATTTATTTTAGATTGCCTTTAACCAATCCTTGAAGGCTTCAACGATAATCTTAGAACCAATATCATCAACCTTCTTATTGAATGCCTTAGTAGCTTCATCAACCTTTTCTCTCTTTTCAATATAGAGACCAGTTGCTTCATTAAGAACCCACTTAGAAGCATATTGGACAGATTCATACATTGCATCAGCATAAGCAACTTGAGCAGATGGCATATAAACAGCGTCGATTGTTGCAAGAGAATAGTCATCTGCAACCATGTTACCTTCAGTTAAGTTACCAGTTCCACGAGAGGAAACACCCATACGAACACCGTCATTCAAAAGGGATTCGAGAATCTTTCCACATGGAGTAGTAAGAACCTTAGCCTTACCGATTGCAAGATTACCGTCCATCTTCAATTCTGTAATCAAGATTGCTGCACGGTCTGGGTTAATTTCGATTGATTCTGGGTGAGAAAGTTCACCAACAGCTTCACGCGATTCAATAAGACTCTGGAACTTATTAACTTCTCTTTCAATAATTTCCCTAGAATAGATACGACCGTTTCTGTTAGTATCTACAGCCTGAAGGAAAGGACCAGAAATATACATGTGCTTTACGCCGTTAGTTTCTTCATTAAGAATCTTTGATTCGGCAATAGCAGCTTCATTTAATAACTTTTTAGCTTCCATATTTAAATTCCTTATATTCTATTAATATATTTATAGTTTAATATTTAAATTTTTCGGAATTAGGAAGTTATAAATAATATAAATAACAATTAAAGGACTTTAATATGACATTTTTAGAAGCTAAGAAAATAGTTGAAGGTAAAGGCTATCACGTCGTCAAGAATTCAGAAGGCGAAACTTTCCGTCAACGTGTTGCTCGTGAAGAGCTCGAAGAAGCAAAACGTATTGCCGAAGAAGCAGGTTATCAATTAATTCGTGAAGACGAAGAAATTGAAGACGATGATGAACTTGATGAAGGTTGCTGTGGTTGTAGTGGCAAGAAAAAGAAAGGTAAGAAGAAAGGTAAGAAATCCGATTTTGTTCCTTTCTGGGCAAAGAAGAAAGACAAAGTTGATGAATCTTTAGAAGATGACCTCGACTTAGAAGGTATGACTTTGGACGAAGGTTTCGGAACTGCTGGTGGAACTCCACTTTCTCAGCTCTGTGAAGAATATATCAGAGATGGTTATTTTACAAAACTTGCTGCTGAAATCGGTCTTGATGCTGCAAAGGCAGAATTCCTCGAAAAGGCACGTAAAGTAACTGGTGATAAGTATTATAAGACATTATACTCCAGAATTATGGGTGCAAAAAATCCAACTGCTGTTCTCTTTGTTATTCAAGGAACTATGTTCGGTGGTTCTAACATGGACCTTGCTGCAGGTACTAGACAATCTGCTTATCATAGAAATAGACGCTAATAAAATATTACATAAAAATAAAACCGGAATTAACGTTCCGGTTTTTTAATATATAAAATATGCAGAGAATATATATTGAACAAGATATTATTGACATAATAAAGAAATATAAACTTTATTCTTGTCGTATTTCACAATATATGTATCTTATCGGCTTTAATCGTCATTACCTATTTGGTAATATTTCTATAGTATCTAACGAACTAATATGCTATATACATTTCAATGCTGGACGTTCTCGCCTATTCAAGAAATATGTATTTAACGATGAAGAATTTAATAAAGATATTTCCTGGGCAATGGACGGTATGATGGAAAAAGAAAACTATAAAGTCGATAAAAAAATTGAAGAATTATTAAAATAAAAAACCTTAGATTTTACTCTAAGGTTTTTTAAATTGTTTATAATCTGTTAATGATTATTCTGGTTTCTTCCATTCTTTCTTGATTTCTTCATCACCAACAACGATACCAGTTGCATAATCTGGGCTCAAGACTGCAGAAGCAGCATTGATTGCACTGAAACCAGATGCGATCTTGTCATCATCAAAGTATTCAGGTGCAGTCCAACCAGATTGTGGAAGAACGTTGAAGATTCTCTTGTTGAGAGCACTAACACCACCAGAAAGTTCGTAAACTGGCTGAGTAGTGAAGTGGAACAAACCGTCAGAATATGCCTTGTAACCAGCAACACCAGCAGCAGATGCAGCAGCATCATCAGCAGTTACAAAGTAAACGTCGGTCTTCTGGAAGTAGTCATTACCCAAATTGTAAATGTCTTCTCTACGTTTCATGGTTATTTCTCCTAAATTTTCCTATGCACGGGACCATTCCCATACACCTATTTTATTTATAAAAAATTTTTGGTAATTCTTGCGCAAAAGTTTACAGATTTATTTTCGTAATATATTTAGGTGGAATTGCATTGGTTACATATACTGCTTCACGCTTAGTTGGGTCTTGATAGACTTCATATCCTTTAGGCAAAGTTACTTTATAGACATAAACTTCAGACTTATCGCAATTATGTTCTGATGCAACCATGTCTATTATTTCGTTTGGATCGCCAGCTAATGCAACAGGAACCAGATAAATTCTATCATCGTATACATCATAATCATTATCAACTTTTCTTGATTTTAAACGTAAACCTTTTTTATCAAGATCCTTAGCCAAAGAACAATGGTAATATTCTTGTGCGCCAATGTTTAGTGGTTCTTTCTGATTCTTCGGTGTAATATAGATAGGGTCAAAAGGAAGAGGTTTTCCTTTATCATTGTGATGAATACTACAATAGAAACCTGCAGAATCACAAATCTTTATAACTTCTTCTTCTGTTATTTCATCCAAAATCATAGGCGAAATAAGTATTAATTCTTCTGGTGCATATCTATCAACTCTAAGATAATCATCTAAGTTTCCACCATCTAATGCTAGATTAAATAGTTTTTTAAGCTTAGGAACATTTGCATAAATGCTTTCGTTTAAATTGTAAAAATCTTTAAATCTCATATGTATTATTTATTATTAAATAAAAATACAGGCCATAAAGACCTGTATTTTTAAATCTGTTTGTTCAATAACGATTACCAAACGAGAGCTTCTGGAGCGTCTGCGAAGAGTCCGTTGAACTTGAGCAAGCGATAATAGTTTTCAGCACCAAGCATGTTGTGTGCGAAACCATAACGGCTCATGATACCGACTCTTGGAGAGAAGTCGTTAGGATCGATAGCCTGGTTGACAACACCGGTAACGTATGGGCAGAAGATAACACCTGCATCATAGAGGCTAGAGCCCTTGAATGCTAAGAGAACTTCACCGTTGTCGTTTGCACCGAATTCGTCAACAGCATACTGGTCACAGAAGACCTTAACAACACCGTTAAGAGTACCCATTTCCGGAGTAACTGCAGAACCGTTAACTTCATGAGCAACCTTGGTGAACCATGGGTTAGCAACCTGAAGAACAGTAGCAACGTCTGGGGAGACGACTGCAATGTTAGCAGCACCACGACGAGTAGCGGTACGAATGTCGTTAACACCCTTCATGATGTGAGTGATGATAAGACCGAAACGTTCCTGAGAGTTTGTACCAATGAAGGAATCGTTGTTAGCGAGGGTCTGATCAGCCTTGTTGTAAACACGTGGAGTACAGAGGCTCTTGCAGCGGCCGATTGTTTCACGGTCCATTTCTGCAGTCATTTCCTGCTGGAGAACGTTGATCATTTCAGTCATCATTTCGATACCCTGCATAGCCTTAATATCAGCTGCAGATTCGAGAGAGAAGCTAGCAGCGAGCTTACGGGTCTTAGCAACGATAGACTGACGGCTAAGCATAAGGCCAAGTTCTGGCATCTTACGGCTTACAGACGGGTCATCAGAACCGAAGGTCGGTCCAGTGATCTTCCAGCCTTCAGCAGACTGAGTATCAACACCAGTACCAGCATCCCATTCGCCATCTGTGTTAGCGGTAGAACCGGTATAACCAGAGAAGCGAGGAACTGCCTTCCATGCGGCTTCAACTAATTCGTTCGGGTTATTGGTCTTATAAATGTAACGGAGTGCGAAAGCAAGACCGACAGGACCAGTCAATGGCTGAACACCAACGAGGACGTTAGCGAAAAGCTGTGGGAAAACACGACGGACAAGTGCCAAAGAAATCGGTGCGAAAACACCCTTTGCGTCACCACCGTGTGGAATACCCTGGTCAAGACCAAGTGGAGCACCTACGCCCTGAGTAAAATCTTCAGTCAAGAGTTCAGAACCGAGGTTCTTAGTCTGCTGGTTTTCCAAAAGACGTGCAGTATTATAACGGACAAGATTGTCCTTAATGCCAGCGACTGAGAGTCCGCCCGGAGCCTTGCCCCAGCGTTCCATCATACCGGCTTGTGTCTTTGTAATCTTCATTTGTTTTTTCTCCTATTAAAAAATTACTTTATTTCTGAATTTCTATATTTTATTTATAAACGAAAAATTAGATTTTTCGCATTTCAGTTAATTTTCATCAATTAGGTTAGCGGAACCAAGCATCATGCGTTCGCGAGCGCTCAATTCACGGCGTTTTGGTTTAAACTTTTCAGTGATAGTTTCGTTCGTGCGGTCTTCGACATAGCGAGACTTGCGAACCGGCTTTTCATGATTTTCGAACAATTGTTCTCTTTCATAACGCATAGCGTTGATAGAGTCTGCTTGTTCTTGGATCATTTCGATATAAGCATCAATATCCTTCTTAGTTTCATTCAAGCTCTTTTCCTTGAAGAACTTACGAACCTTGAGACGTTGATCTGCAGAGAGGTCAGCAACCTTTTCAGAAATCAAAGACTTCTTACCAGTGCTTTCGACCAATTCAGCGAGACGCATGTTTTCATCGAGCTGCTTCTGGAGAGATGCACGGACTTCAGCATTTTCTGCCTTCAATTCGCGGATTCTCTTAGAACCAGTGGTGTTAGGTGCAACATATCTGTCTTCAAGAATGTGAATAAACTCTTCAACAATCGGCTGACAGGTTTCTTGCAATGCAGTCTTCTGAATCATCTCTGGACCAATCTTTTCGTTGATGTTATATTCAAGATACTTATCCAAGCCTGTAATAACTTTTTCTTCGATAGCTTCGAGTTCTTGCCCGTACTTTTCTGTGAACTTCTCATCGAAATATTCAAGGATATACTGTTCTGAAGCTTCTTCGAGTTTCTTCTTATAAGATTCAACCTTTGCATCGGCTTCCTTGCTCAACTTATCGCAGCGTTCTTCGCAGAACTTGTTAGCAATTTCTTCGATTTCGGCAGTCTTCTTTTCAACAGCTTCCTTAATCTTCTTCTGACAAAATTCATCAGCTTTCTTGGCAATCATCTTGGCTTCTTGTTCAGACTTTGCCTTTACCTTTTCATCAACAGTGAATTCAATAGCCTTTTTGACCTCATTCAATTCTTCTGCTGAGAATTTTTGGGAAAGGGTTTCAAGAATTTTATCCATTTTGATTCCTCCAATTTAACATAGAATTTTATTCTTTATATTTTATTTATAGGTTAAAAATTGATTTTTTTGTTAAAATTTAAACAGAAAAAGCCAACTATATCTTATAGTTGGTCTATTATTGATATATTTTTATATTATTTCTTGTATGGCTTTACCCTATACCCATGTTCACGCATAATTCGCATTGCTTCTGAGACCATTGCCTTCTCTTTTGCAATTCTGTCTTCCGCAATAGATGCTGCACAATCATCAGCAGACATTTTATCTGTAAAAAAATCTCTACAATATGTGTCTAAATAATGTCCTAATGCCAAAGCATTAATACCACGA